ATTGCTGAATCAAGTTAAGCGAAGAGTTTACAAGATTTCCATCACCATCCATGTAATAAAAAATTCTATTAACTGGATCAATAGCTATTTGACCTTCATTTAGTATAGGTAAAGCCACTGCAAAACCTTTCTTTATCTAAGATTAAAATATACCGCCATCTATAGTGACTCCATCAAAAGTGGTTAAATTAGTTATTGATCCACCAGTTATGGCTACACTAGATGCATTTTGAACCGCAATAGTACCAAGGCCAAGAGTAGTTCTTGCGGAAGATGCATCTATGTCATCTATCAAACTTCTACCAAAAGCAGTTAGCGTTGTAAGAGCTGCAGTATTTACTCCAGTAAAATACGGTAACTTATCTGCAGCAGAAGTTAGACCGGCAATTGCAGCGAGTTCTTCATCATAGGCCTGTACATCAGTACCTATTGCCAATCCAAGATTTGCCCTAGCTCCAGATGCATTAGTTGCACCAGTTCCACCATAGGAAATGGCTATAGTTCCAGCGTTCCAAATTCCTGTTGTGACAGTTCCCAAAGATGTCAGCGATGAATTAACTATTCCTGATCCAAGTGTAGTATTAGAAAGTACCACTGTTCCATTGACCATATAGGCCTTGTTAGAAGCAAGATCTAGATATTCTGAAGATGTCCATGAATTGGTAGCGTTGACCCAATTGAATGTTTTGTCGGTTGTTCCCTTAACAGTTAAACCTGCTCCGTCTGCTGTTGCATCAGATGGAGAAGCAGTACTAGCTAATTCTATGTTTTTATCATCAACTGTAACTGTGGTTGAATTTATTGAAGTTAAGGTTCCATTGACAGTAAGGTTTCCGCCTACAATTAGATTTTCTGAAATACTTACATTGCTAGCAAGACCAACTGTCACAGAGCCATTTGCTGAGGATACGACAATTTCTCCTGCTGTACCAGAAAGAGATGTTACTCCAAGATTGGTTATTGCAAGTTTTGAATTTGCGTCATCATAATCAACAGAAACACCAGAGTGTGTTGCATTCGTAAACAAAACTGCAGCTGCATCTTGCGACTCTTCAGTAAAATAATTTACTTGCGCAGCGCTAATTGCTATTGTTTGATTTGTTACCGAAGTTAAACGACCTTGAGCATCTACAACAAAGGTTGGGACGGTTGTATTTGAACCATAATCTCCAGCAGATACTGTTGTATCATCAAGATTTATCGTTACTGTATCTCCAGCAATTGATGTTGAGACAACATTGCCACCAGAAATAGTCAAAGTGTCAGAACCAGAAGTGATGGTGGAGGTTCCTGAATCAGAAGATATCTGAAATGAAGTTGCAACTGCGTTAATACTTGCATTTACGTTTGCTATTAATTCATCTACATAAAGTTTTGTAGTTGCATGAGCATTTGCGCTTGGAGCTGAAACTGCAATAACTCCAGAAAATGTTTTATTGCCAGTAATCGTTTGGCTTGTGCTTAGTGTTGTAAAGGCGCCGGGTCCAGCTATTGCTTCTACTGTTGTTGCAGATCCACCTTCGCCACTTGAACCCTTACCATAATAAAGCGTATTGTCAACTTCGTTAAAAGCTAGTTCAGCGTTCTCTAAACTTGAAGGGGCGCCAGGTGCGCCAGAAGATCTTCTTCTTATTCTAATTGTATTAGCCATTTTTAAAAGTTTCCTCCGTCAACTAGGTTTTCTTCTGCATAATTTGCCCATGCAGAACCGTTATATCGCAAAACTTGACCAGTTGTAACAGAATTTATAGTAACATCAGTCAAACCATTTAATACAGATATATTTGAAACATTAGACTCTATGCTTGCAATTCTGTCTTTTACTGTCAAATGTCCACCTGCTGGATTTAAACCAATTACAGTTTGAATGGCCTCAACTGCATCGTTTAAATCTGAGTGCTGCTGATGATGGGGTACTGTTACAGAATCAAGCCTGTCATTTACGTTTGGATTAACAAAATTATCTAGTGCGACTGGATATTGTATCGGCATTTTAAATCCTTACAGTGATAATATTTTATTAGCTGTGTTGCTCCAAAATATAGTAATTGGAATACTGGAATTACTACCTTCAAACGGTAAACCGTCGGAGTCATCAATATACATAATAAGTCTTGAATTAGAATTTGAGGAGCCAACTTGATATATGACCATTGCATTAAATATTGAACCGTCATGATCTATTGGAATATCGTCTGCATCAAATATTCCATTTGTGCTGGTTACATTTGATAAATTGTTTGATATTCCTTTAATTGCACTAGATGGAATATCTGAGACATATTGATCAGTTGAAAAATTTACGGTATAAAAATTTTTGTCTAATAACAATATTTTATAATTTGATGATGACGTATTTATTTCGCCATTTAAAAGAGACTGTTTGGCTTTTGTGTATACTGCATTTGCCATTTATACTCCAACATTTTTTGAAACAATAATCCTATATTTATATCCGCTTTCAAAATACTCTTTATCTTCAATATTGTAGGATGGTGTAGCGTCATTTAAGGATGGAAAGTCTATATAAACTTCTGGTTTCCAAGAATGTAATTGAACATTTGTTGATATATTCTCCCATCTAGACGGAGTTCTTTGTATTTTTTTTCTTTGACACTTAAAAAATGTATTATTTAAAAAGTTTGAAGCTGGTCTTGCATTAAAGGTAATTTTTGCTCTTCCTAAATTAAAGTCATTTTCAATATAGAAATCTCCATTTTTAGGAATAATATCTGATATATAAAATTCTGGATTTTTTGCCAATATTTGAATACTGGTGTAGGCATCGGTTCTTATTGATTTGTCTTCAACCAATATTTCGCTTGGATCAGGTGCCTTTACAGAAGAAAAAGAGGATGGTGTTGCGTCGTCTCCTTTCCATGTAAAACTTATCTGCTCTTCTGGAATTGACTCATTGACTGCATCAATAAAATTGACTAGCCTTATGAGATATTCTGTATTAGTATTTAAATTTGCTTCTGTGTCCCAATAAAGTTTTAAAGTTCTGGACACCTGATTATAATCTACTATTGTTTGTATATCTAAAAATGGATTTGTTACTACAGATGGAGTAGCACTGTTTGTTTGAACTATAAAATTTTGATTTTTTAAACTATTTATTTTTATGGTTCTACCAAATCTAATGGCAACCATATTTACATCAAGCGCAATTATTGTATCGATTAGGGGAAGAGCCACTTTTTTTCTCCTACAAAAATCTATATTATAAGTAGTAACAATTTTACCCACACAAAGCAAGATGGGGTGGCTTTCGCCACCCCAAGTCGCTTAGGTAGTAACTATAACGGCCCTAAGTATTAATTAGACTGCCTTTGTAAGTTCAACCTCATAGTTGCGTGTCAGTCTGACGTTCTTTGCAACTGTGATGCCTTCACCGTCACCGAGCATTACGATGTCGTAGCGCTCTTTCATCTTCATTGAACGGATGTCGCGGCTTGGATCATCAAACTGATCGGTGCTCAAATCGTCTTTGACGAGCAGAGAACCAACTTCGTTACGGTCAATCAAGAACAGGTCTGACTTGGCTGCTGTTGCACCGCTCTTGGCCGTGAAGCTTACGAACGGAGAAACAATGACATTCAATCCGAGCGGTGCTGTTGCATTAAGCGCACCATCGGCTGATTGTGGGCGATAGCCCCAGCTTGTGTTGACTGCTGCTGCTGAACCACCTGTGTGGAAAATTGCATCCTTAAGGAAGATTGACCACATGAGTGGGTGCAGAATGAAGTCTGTTGGAACATGGTTTTCGGCCATGAGAACCGCTGCCATATCAACAATATCATCCCAGGTAATTGTTTTGTTGGTGTTGCCGTCAAAACCGAGACCTGTGGTATCGTCATATGAAGCGCTATCATTGTCAAAAACTACCGTTGCGGCATCCTTAAAACGACTAAGCGCAATCTGCTCCTTGAGTCTTGCCATGGCACGACCAGCTGCACGAACGTGCATGCCGACAATGTCCCAAAGAGAATCGGCTATAACTTCCTCAGTGAAAGCTAGCTTGACGCCCTTCTTGGAGACCTTGCCCTCGACTTGCTTAGCAAATGCGAGTGCCTGCTCTGGATACTCTTGACCTTCAGGTATTTCTGAAGCTTGGATTGCATTAACCGCCGGAAACTCCAACGAGCGTCCCTTGCCTAGGCGCACTGTTGAAAGAAGCGGAGTCACCAACAACTGTGGTTCTGCCGCCTCCTTGAGTGTGCGTGAGATCACCTTAGGAAAGAGAGCAGCTGCATCAGGCGACGCAAAAGCCTCTTTGATGGTTACTCTGTTGTTTTCATCGATATGCCCATCCTCGGTTAATGCAGACTCCCAAGCTGGGAGACCCGAGAGGAGCTCTTGGATTGTCTTACTCATCTTAGGAATATTCCTCCTGTTTTATTTTCTTTTTACTAAAGTGTCAGATTGACGCGGAATGCACCAACCACATTGTGAACATCCAGATTGGAACGAATGCCAAGCTTGCCTGAGTAAGTGCCAGCCCTGGTGAGCTCAAACACTGTCTTAAGTGCGCCTGGATCTGATGGCAATTGCATGTAGGAAAGCAGACCATCATCAAAGTTGGTTGCAAACTTTTCTACCTCTACTACCTTACCAACCTGGAGGTAAGAATAGGCTGCTGATGACGCATAGAAGTCAGTAGCAGCTGCCAAAACAGGACGACCCATGTGGTCTGATCTTACAACCGAACCAACTGTGACGTCTGCATTAACACCACTCACCATTGGATACTCAACGTATCCATGAGTGATGAAACCCGCACCCTGTGAGGTGCCCTTATCAAATGGACGATACAGATCATACTGTGCGCAGCCAATTGGGACTGAGCGAGCTGGTACGACAATTGTATCTGTTGCCCCCGAGCTGTAGCTTGGTGTAGCACCATCTAGTGGATCCCACGAGCTTGGCATGTTGTCACCCCAAGTCACGTTAGAGCCTGTTCCGTTCGCAGGAACGATTCTTGAATCACCATTTGAGTCTGCAACCACCGAAAGGACTGTGCCCTTGGTGATTACAATTTCAAAACGGTCATCTTCGCTGTCCTGGTACCAGGTTGGAAGACCTGGGTGAGGAAGCAGGTATGCTGCTGGGGCAATGCCCTCAGAAACTACGAAACGACCGGCACCTGTCTTGGTGCCTACTTTACGAAATTTTGCTAATGACATGTTATTGTTCTCCTATTAGTGTTTGAATTAGAGCTTACGGCGACCCATAAGCGTATCTACGAAAAGCTGTTCTGCGGAAATCTTTTCGTCAGCTTTTTCTTCTTTGCCTTCATCGTCAAGTGTAATTACGTTTTTCTCACCCTCTACGACTTCTGTCTCCGAAGTGATCTCTGGCATTTCTACCTTTGCATTTTTATGCTTGGGCATTTTTGCCAGATCTCTCAGTGAATCTGCCAAGGAAGATGCACTACGATTTCTGTGATCCTCAATTGCCGATTCTCTGCTTTCTGCTGACTCAAGACCAACCGTTATTTTTGCATCAACAACTCTTTCAACAAGGGTGTTGTGCAATGCTTTCTTCAGCTTGGCATTTTCCTCTTCGAGTGCCTTTACTCTTTCAAGTAATTCGGATTGCTCGGTCTCAGTAGCTACTTTTTCTTCACTATTGAGTGAGGCTTCTTCCTTTGGCTGCTCTTGAGCTTCAATCTGAGTTTCCTCAGATTTCTCTTTTGGCTCTTCAGCTTTCTCAGAATCAACAACCTCAACTGATTGTTCATCTGCTTTTTCTGAATTGTCATTTGAGACTTGGTTTTCTTCGGTTGTGGATTCTTGTTTGTTTTCCTCAACCTTTGATTCGACTATCTCTTGCGATACTTCTAAATTCTCAGCCTGTACTTCTGTCTTTTCATCAGAAACAACTTTTGTTGCCGAAAGATCTTGCTCCAAAGATTCAACGACGGCAAGCACATTATCCTCTTGGGGATTTTCTTTCATATTCAAAGACTCCTCATTATCCTTATTTTCTTTATTAAATAGTAATGAACTGCTATCGCCCTTATAAGTTTCACTTTCCTGTATGGCCATAGCCGTCAAGAATGCTCCTTTAAGATGCAGATATAGTGGCTTTGATTCTTTTCTTTTTAAATTTTTTAGAATAGATTTATTTTCTTCAATTGAGAAAATGTCTTCTTCGTCCATGTTTAAAACAAAAGCAGAACTACGCGCTACCCAACCATCACTTGCATTTTGTAGTTGAACATCCCCAGATGAAGACTTTCTTACTCCAGACTTTCCATCGGCTGGTTGGTTTACAAAAGAATATTCTTTAAAAGAAATATCTTGCATATCTATATATGCCAATTTACCCTTGTAAACCTGACCTCTTTTATATTTTGGAAACTTTGGTTTCCCATCTGCCGATTCTGAAGCTAGGTCATCACCCGAGATGGAGCAAAGGGCTTTTCCGGCCTTACCACCAACTGAGCCAGTCAGGTACCTTTTATCTAAGATTTTTTGGATTGCTGTTGGATCAGTAATTGCAATTTGCAATCTTACGTAAGAAGAGCCATCTTGTTCTTTGTCCATTTTAGCTGCCATAACTCTTCCAATTGGCTCTGAATTTAAGTCGTGATTTAAAATGATTGGTTTGGGATACGGCTCTACCCATGATTGAAGAGCTTTCTCTAATTCTGCTGCAGAATAATTATTATAGTTGGCGGTCAAACCGTTCGTGTATTGCAGCTACTTCTATTATTAGTCCTTTTGAAGCATTGTGTGCTTCGGAAAAATCAATGTCAGAATTTTTAAAATCTGGCATTTCAATTGTAAATGTTTCAACAAAGTTAAAAGCCATTTTTATACTCCATTTTAAATATCTATACTTATAGTAAATTTACTTTTATAAGATTAAACAATTTTATACAAAGGTATCATATTTTTGCTAAGTTTGCCATTGATTGCGCTTGTCTGGGATCTCCATCCTTTAAATAGGGGGAAAGCATCTGAGGATGCATTATGTGCGGTGCGTAAATGTAGGATGCACTGTATAAATTCCTATAGCCTTTTTGATATGCATCTGCGCACCAACCTAGATCTTCTCCTTGAGAATGAAAAATATAATTAACATTTTGATAAACAGGTTTTGACATCATTTTTGCTGCCATTATTATGTCGGACTTAAAATAAGTTCCTATTGGATATTCTTTTGTTCTTTTTGCTTTTTTTCCTGGCTCATCAAGCCAGCTCATCACGCTTGGAAAGTCCGTTCCAAAAGGCGTCATATACATAAGCGGACTAACTGCATCTGCTCCGTCTTTAATATGACTAATCAATAATTCTACAGTAGAACTACTTTGAAGAATTATGTCTGAATCAAGACTGAAAAAAAAGTCAGGATTATATTTTCTAACATTATCTAACAAACAATTTCTTAAAGAAATCATATTATAATATTTTGACATTGTCCATTGTCTTGAATTTTGCCCATGCTCATGATGGGTAATATCATCTTTAAATATGATATCAAAGACTGGAATTTTTTTATGGATGTCTTTCCATTTTTGGAGAAACGAAACAGTTTTTTCATCACCACTAGACGCAACAAAAATAAACCCGATTTTTTCTATTGGTACAGATTGTCTTTCAACAGCCGCTGCCCAAACTGGAAAAATCCAATCCCTTTTATAAATAGGACAACCTATTATAAGTTTCATTATTGGGCTTCGTTTTTAGTCTCTTTCAAAGTCTCTGGTTTAGTTTCTGTTTTTACTTCAGGTTTCTTTTTTTCTGCAATTTTCTTTTCAACTTGAGTTTCCTGTTTTTGCGGCTGCTCAACCTCAGAAGGTTGGTCTACCTCATCTTCGTCCATCATGGCATTAAAAACTTCCATAAAACCATTAACAACATCAACCATAATTGACAATGCCAATCTTGACTGACCGTTGGTCACAGCCATCCCAAATCCTTTTACCGCATCTTCCTCTAGTAGATATTGCTTGGAAACTTCAGAAGTAATCATGAATCCCATTTTTATTCCTCACTCTTATCTTTGTTGTCTATATTTTCTATCTTAACATGATACTGCTCTTCTAGCAAATTTTCAACCATATTTATCCAACTATTGTCCGATCTTTTTATGTTTGGAGAAGTTCTTCTACCTGATTGATTTTGAGGTCTTGTTGCATTGCCAACCCCTCTTCTTTTTGAGGGAAGATTTCTTTCGCCAGATTTTGCTGGCTGTTGATTATCCGAATTTGCATCCTGAGCCTGTTGCTGTGAGTCAATTAAATCTTTTTGCATTGACGCCTGTATGCCGGTAAACAGGTCATCTATCTGAGCCTCTGGATTCAATCCAAGCTCAAGTCTTGCCTCAGAAAGTGTAATTAATGAGTTAACATATTTTTGCATTACGTGCGTTTCTTTTTTGACTTGAGTATCAACATCTATTTCGTTGAATTGAAAGAAGCATCTTTCTGATGTGTCTGGTTCCATTGGATTTTGAATTGGATCAAATCCACCCTCAAACAAAAGTTCATTAAATATATGAAGTCTTATCATTTCAGAAAACTGTCTTTGGAATTGCTTGACTTTATCATAGAGTGATGTATCAAGCCTTTCCGTCATTGACCTGTTCCCACCATTCAATGTCATGCCAAGATGATGTGGTGCAACACCAAGACCAATCGCAACTCTTTCCTTGAAGTGTTGTAGGTATGGATCTGAATCCAGAGCTTCCTTTGCGGAACCTATCACATCAACATCATGCCTATAGGGAAGAATCAATCCACCCTCTGATCTTAGATTTTCTATTTCTGATGCTGCTCTTTCTATCTCTTCTGGTTCAGCTGGTTGATCCGCTGTTCCAATAATATATTTGTAGAGAGGAAATAATTCTCTGTGGACAAGATTTTGAATATCCTCTTCCATTTGCCTTAGGGCAACAACGTCATCTAGCACATTTGACAAGAAGGGTGTACCAAATGCACGACCTGGTTTTCTATCAAAGTAAAGATGTATTACTCTATCCGCAGACCATACTGGATCTCTATCTGTTGGAGCATAGGTTAGGGGGTCTGTTTGTTGCATGTAAGACTTTGGTCTATTATATTTATCCCTCAAAATCCTTACTTGTTCTGTTGGGATAAGATAATATCCAGTGACTGGCATGGTGTTAGTTTCTCCAATTGGAGTCAGCTTGGAGGGAAAATACTGATTAAGATCTCCTCTTGCCTTGACTATAAAAACATTCCCAAATTTAATTAGTTGATCTGACAGTTCAATAAGAAAATCAAGAAAAGGCTTTTTCATAGCCATTTCCATGTAATCTATTCTTTGATAAAGATAAGATACTGCTTCTTGATTTTCGCTGGTTATTTTCCAGCCCTCTTTCCAAAAGAGATCCTTATACTTTTGAACAGCTTGCTTTACATACGAGTCAGTGTCTACAGCTTGTATTATTCTATCAAAATCATATGGCGAGGGTTCAAAATTGCTCCTACCAGTGTAAAAATAGTTTGTACCCTGATAGCCAAGAGCAAGAGCAGCTATTTTAAAAGTTTTGCCTAACGATTTTACGTCATTTGGATTCATTGTCTTTGCAACAAAATCCAACTCAGTTTCCCTTGTGAAAGGTTGAAAATATTTTTTAATAGCCATAGTTAAACGTCCAAAAATTGAGGCCTATATAAAATAGTAGACCTTTTGGCTAATTTAATTAGCTTTCTTCTACTGCAGTGTCAAAAGTTTTCTTTAAAATTGTGTACTTTACTGCATCAATCCAAAACAAAGTATCTGGTTCTGAGAAGTCGCTTTTATACGACATATTCTTATCTGAAATTGTAATCTCAATTTTAAACTCTTTTGGTGCTTCTTGTGTATTTTCGCTCATTTTATCTTCCTTTTAGTTTTTCTATTTGTAATAACAATTGTTTAATTGTAGCTTCTTTTATAACCAACTCAGTCATAACTTGGGTAAGTTTATCTTGAAAAGATGATATAACCAAATTAATATCCAAATTAGAATTTTCTTTTGCAGAAACTTCAAGCTCATCTAAATTTTCTGTTTGCGGCATTGTATGCTCCGATGGGGTTTCCTTGTTTTTCTTGCTAAAAATTTTTGACATAATTAACATAAATTATACACCATCTTGTCTTAAAAAACAAATTATTATAGACTTATTCTATTCTGTCCTCTAATGCTTCTACTTTTTCTACCAATTCTTTAATTGCCGCCACAGAAACCGAAATTACGGACTGTAAATCCCACATTTGAGGCGCAAGCGAATCAGACTCAACATCCCACGCAACAAAATTCGGAAGTTCTTCTGCAACTTCTTCTACAATGAAACCATAATGTTTTTTTTCCAAAAAAATTGACTCAACTTCTTCATTTCTATATCTCCAATTTTTCCATCTGAATCTAGCTGGACTTAGTTTTTTTATAATTTCAATTCCGTTTGAATAATGTTCAATGTCTTTTTTTAGTTCCATTTTAGAGGCGGTCAAATAAATTTGACCATTCTCATCATCCCTGACAATATCACGATGAGAACCGAGAAATAACTTCAGCGCTGCCTTGACCAAGTCTTACATTTGCCAAAACAAAACCGACTTGCTTTTACATCAGCTCCACTACGGACGTCTCCACTTGCCTTTAATTCATTACCGATTTCTATCACTCCACCTGGCCTTAATATGGTTATATTCTGGTCATCTCTTAGATTGTCTCCCTCAATAACCCAACCAGCAATCTTTCCACTGCTTGCATGAATTTCACCAGAGACGTTTGCTGAGGTGGCCTCCATATTGCCTTCTGAATCTACTTCAAATGTTCCATCACCTATATTAATTTGGCCACCAATTATTGTTGATCCAAAAAGATCTCCAGTAAAAGTTCCACTAGCGGCAGATATATCTCCCTCAAAAGTTCCACCAACTGCGATTAAATCTCCCTCAAAAGTTCCACCAGCTGCGTTTAAATCTCCACTGAAAGTTCCACTAGCGGCAGATATATCTCCAGTGAAAGTTCCACCAACTGCGTTTAAATTTCCAGTGAAAGTTCCACCAACTGCGTTTAAATTTCCAGTGAAAGTTCCACCAACTGCGTTTAAATCTCCAGTGAAAGTTCCACCAGCTGCGTTTAAATTTCCCGTAAATACAACATCTGTTCCATCAAAATGTATGTATTTAGTTGCTGATCCAACTTTGAATTCGTTAACATTTGTGGTATCGTTAGCATTTCTATTCCATCTATTATTAGAGTTAATCCAAATAGACTGGGCCTTTAATCCACCTCTAATTGAGCCTACGCTAAATTCTGCGTAACCATTTCCTGCTATTACCCAACCACTAGTCCCCGCAGACCATTGATTGGTTCCATTATTATAGGAACCATTGTAATCTGAAGACCTTAGTATGGCCATATTTGCTGGTGCACTAATAGATGTTCGCACACCCTGTTGTTTCAATATTATTTCGTGCGCATTTATTGTCCCAGCAGTAATCTTTGATGCAGTGAGATTTCTTATGTGGGAGCTTTCTATGAGAGCTGTTTCGCTGGATTCTTTGAGTCCACTGCTTGGAGTCCATCCACTTTCATTTTCCGACGTATCAACAGTTTTTATTCTTCCGTAGTACTTAACGCTACTTTGAATATCATCGTCTTCTTCGGCACTACTATTGTTCGGTACGTCAATTGTAAAAACACTGGAGGTGGCGTATCCAGAAGAGATTAGGTTTGTTCCAGCTGGATCTGAATATAGTTCATACTTATACCTATCTACATCAATATCTTCTGTTGGCTCAAAAACAAACATTACCGACTTGTAATTGCCATATATAAAAAATGTATCGTTGTCTATTGCAGAAGGTATGCTTGTGTCTGTCGGCGTAAGCATTCTTATTGAAGGATGTGGTTCATCAATCGCTGAGAG